CGCTCATGTGGTAAAAGTATTTCATCAGCATGTCCTGTATAAAAAATCATATAGACTTAGTCTAAGGCTACTAAAACTTGGTTACAAGACATCTAAAACAACAAAGGCCAACCCCTTTCGAGAATTGGCCCGTTGTTACATCATTTTAAGTTGTCAGTGACAGTACGTAGAACCGAAAGAGTTCGTTTTGCAGGTCTGCTTAACAGGTTTGTCGCCAACCTTACCAGTAATGCGTTGAGTACCAAAGCTGTCTGTACGTGTCGTGGTGTTCACAGGTTTACCATCATCAGTTTTACCATGACATCTGACCGTACCAAAGCTGTCAGTTTTACATGTTGTCTGAGCAGCAAACGTATTGAAGGTTAATGAAAGCAAAGCACCTATTATCACCATCCTCATCATGACAGCCTCTTTTACCTGAACTTACAGCTATAGCCGAAGAAGTCCATCAACAAAGGTGATCCAGATCTTCCAGTCACAACCATGTGAACAGAAGCGTCAGAGTCACCTGTACGGTTCGAATAGAACTGATACATGTAGGAGTCATCAAACGCTACGGCCCTAACCATCTCTTCCAGACCCGGATAAGTTTGAAAGTTTATCACTCGGATCGTCTGCCCCTGATAGCTAACGTCAGCCATGTTGCCACCATTCACACGCTTTGCAGTAATGGAGCGGGGTAGAGGGATAGATCGATTACCAGCACCATTAACCATTCTGGTACAGGTAACACGTTCAAAGTTAGGCTGTGCGTCAACATAGCCGTCATCAGCACGAGCAGGGTCAGTCAAAGTTATTGTCGTAGCTGCAACAAAAGCAGATACCAACAGTGTATTACGTAAAGAAGAAGAATTTTTCACCAGCATAGCCTCATGTCAAAAAGTATAAAAGCGCGAAAGAGACCCCGACGACACAGAAATCAAAAATCAGATCGATCCAGAAATGCGGGTTACTCTGTTCATTCTCTTGGTTTTCCATAGAACGGACTCCTTTTCAGAGCAACCAGTACAGCAGCAGCGCAAGCAAACTAAAGACTACTATGTCTATAGTTATGCCTCTCTTGACCGATCTGGTAATCTCTTCATCTGTATCATATTCAATGGGGTTTTTAGGTTTCCTTGCCACGTCTTAGAGTTCCTTAGAAGTGTGCAAAGCAGAGACTATCCTGGTGGGTGTATTTGATCAACTGTACACTTGATCATAAAGTGCTGATCAGGCGCATCAAGACTTTTTCTCTTGAATTTACTGCTGACTCTAAAGTGTCAAAGGTTCCTACATGAATCGTTCGATCTTTACGCTGGATTCTTGCGGTGTATCGACCTGTGGACTTATGAAAGACGATACCTTTTGGCATTGGGGCTTTTCTGACGGGTTTGCGGAGTAGGTGACTTATAGCGAATGGCACAGATGCGATGTTATTTAGTTTGAAATTGGTGTTATCACCGTCAATATGAATCACATGGTCTGGGATCTTGCCTGTGGCTTTGTAGATGCAAACCTTGCCGTATGGTACATGAACGCCTTTGTAACCAATAAGACGGTTGCCATCACTACCAACGTATCCCGCAACATTACCCCTAACCCTTCTGCCCTTTGTTGGCGGGTTCCAGATCAGATGACCATTTGCAGGGTTATATTCAAGTAGGTTAGACAGTTCAGGTATTAAGCGATTGTATTTCATTAAATTTCTCTGCGTGTTGTGGCATATAACAGAAAGGCCACCAATCTCAGCTTTTGAGACGGTGGCCGAATAGTGTTTAGGGGATGTATTAAAAAGGCGGGAAGGGGCTTATGGTTGATTGGAAGGGGAAAATATTGAAGCGTAGGTTAATGCGAAGAGGAAGATACCTATAGCATCCTGTGTCATTAGCACCATCCTTCACGCGACATAAAACCATCAAGAAGACGATGAGCTATATCAGCGATTTCATCCGTAATCTCTGTGTTGTAGTCATTATTACTACGGCCATAAGCTACACATGAGCTGTATACGTACGTTCCAAAAACATCTTTACTTGGGTAGGTTTCGACAAAAATTTTAAAAGAGTCAATGTTACCAATATGTACTGTCTTTGTGATGGGACATCTAACGGGCTTAATCACCTTAGTCACTAAGTGTGACTTATATTCAGTTAGAATCTCAACCTGCTGCACTGGTACATGATTAGCTTCAGACGCTGTACCGAAACCTTCAAGAGTGAAGTGTTCAACCTCTTCACCAACAAACGGTGTTGCGTCAAATCTCATTACGAAAGGTTGAGTACTATTTGAACGGAAATACTGGCCAATCGCGCTACTGTATTGTGAAAGGATGGTCTTAGCGGCTGCATCATCAGTACAAAGTTCACGCTCAGTGTCGATGGTCTGTCCGAAATTTTCCGCGATAGCATGAAGGAACTGGTGATAGTCCTCTTCATTCCCCTGAATCTGGTCAACTTCGCAAAGAAGATCGTAGAGTTTCCAGGTATGGATTTTGCCAAAGGCTTCAAGAGCATCAACAAAAGAACGGCAGTCATTAAGGTCTGTAAAATCATAGTCTGTGTCAAACACAGTGAAAAGGTGTTTAGTCATTATGCAGTCTCAAAGGTAGGATAAAGAGAGTTGGTGCCTCAACAGGACGGTATGGTATTTGCAAATATGTATTCAAAGAGCACTGTAGGATGTCGGTCAAAGGTGGGTGAGTAGATTTATCACTTACCTAAAGTCTACATGATAAAATTACTGATGTCAACAGTTTTAATATTAAAGTATAGACTTTATTCTATGTTTCAGCGGCTAATCAGTGATTTTTATTAAGCAACCTCTGTGTATGGGTCATACGAGAGATCAGCAGGCTCAGCGTTGCACTTCACAAGGCCGCGTAGTTCCCAGGCTTGCATTATGTTGACAATTTTCTTGATGATCTTGCGTGACATGCTCAGATCACAATCACGATAACCTCTGATTCTGCGTTTAATGTTCAGCCAGTTCATCAGGTCTTCAGGGTTCAGCGTCTTCTTCGCCTTCAGGATCATGAAGATTTGCTCAACGCTGAAATGGGTGTTGTCGCCATCGGTAAGAGGATTGCGGCACATACCCACAAAGAAGTCCTGCTCTGTAGCTGGCATTTCCTGAAGCGATTCATAGGCGTTAAAAGTATCATACAGGGTGTTGTTCATCGTTTTACCTTTGCTCATAGCTGGTGTTACTTTGTGTGGGACTACGTCTGTCAGAACGTCTGCAACAGCCTGTACAACGTCTTGATAGGTTGGCGGTGTGTATTCTTCCGGCAGGTCGTGAAGGGTGTTCTGCTCAGCCTGTGTAAGCTGGTTTGATGCGAGTCTGTCAGGCGATGGTTCAGATTGATTCAGGGTGACATAGCGTGAGTAACGCAGCAGTTCTTTGAGTTCGAGATCGTTCAACATTCATAAGCAATCCTCGCAGGGAACCCGTAGATGTCCCTGCTGATAATTTTTATAGGTGGGTTAAGCAGCTTTAGGCGGGGTCATCAGTTCGAGGATCACAGCGTCGTTATGACCTTTCATAATCAGGTTCGCTACGAGTTCTTCTATGTGGCTGATTTCTTTCAGGTCTGCGTCAGAAGCATTACGTGAGCCTGCAATCTCTTTAACCAAGCGATTGAAACGGTACTTCGCTTTACCTGCTGCAATCACATCAAACTTGCTACCGGAGAGTAGGGCAGCTTTACCAGCGGCCTGAGCAACAGCTTTCGACATGCTTTCAAGTGTCTCTCTCATGCCCTTGTGAGAGATGCACTTTTCAAAGACACGGTTGACGGTTCTGAAATATTTCCTGACCTCTGCACCTTCTGGTGTACGTGTCAGCATTGCCAGATCCTGAGCATCTTCGATACGAAGGAAGACATCACGCTGTTTACCAACGTTTTCACGCTTCTTTTTCTCATGTGGCAAATCTGCCACTTGGAGATCTTCAAACGTGACCAGCTTCTGGCGTCCAGACTCGGTGAACACTTCCAGATAACTTGATTCTTCGTCCACGATAAAAGGTTTGATAACTCTTCGTGTCCAGTCCTTGAATTCACCGTGAGGCTTACCAAGTGCTTCATGTAGTGCTTTGGCTGAGACGTAGCATTTTTCATCACCGTTCATCAGCAGGTCATACTTGAGGCGGCTGCTGTTGATGATGGCGATCTCATCAGGGGTAATTTTGGCCTGAATGGTCAGGTGATTCTCTGCCTTTGGGAAGTGATCAAGGGACAGGAACATAGTAGGGCGTTGTGTGATCTTTGACATTGATTGAACCTTATACATGTTGATAGTAGTAAGGTCTGGAGTGGCTATAGTTAGTGCAGAAGTTACGATGTGAGTTATAGGGTTGAGTTAATTGGCTGAGTTGGTTTGAATTATTCCAGACATAAAAAAAGCGGTAAACTGACGTTCACTGATCCCTTAAAAGAATTGGCATACTCAGAAATCTTCTCGAACAAGAATCTGAGTACCTGACTATGAAAGTCAGGACACTTGTACCGCTACAAGTATCGCCCATAAGGATTACAATGAATGTCAGTTTACCGCTTAGAGTAAACTTGATGTGATGGTCTTCATGCTGTTCGAGAGCTTGCTTCAGATAGGTGGTCTGAAACAGAGAAAATTAAGTCTTTCACCTTGATAATTTATTATCGCTTTTTTTAGAGTTAAGGTCAATGCAATGTCTTGATCAAATAGTGCTACGTGTACACATTAGTCTACACTTGCTGTGAGGGGTTATCACTTACCAGTGACAGCTCATTTTTTAATCAAAAAATCGGAGTTGTATATAAAGGACAGTATTCTTGCAAGATAACTATCAGGTACAGGTAATAACGTGTATCAGTTAGATAGTACATGGTTTATCAGTGCTGTGTTTTTATACAGTTATAAGTGACTTTTAGATCTCTGGTTATGGTCATAAAAGAGCGTTTATTAGGTAAGTTATTGATTTTATTTGACAATTTTAGTCATGAGAGGCTGGGCAGGTGTCTGAAAAGAGGTCGTATCTGCTACGCATTCCCACAATCTCTTTTAAAATCTGTGCACAATTCCCCTCAGATTCTGTTCAGAAATCTGCGAAATTACCTCCAAAAGTGCCTGAAAATGCCCCTCTCTAAATAGCGTTAGGCTCTCTCTGAGAGACGGGCAGGGTTGGCCCTTGCCTTAATCGTAAAGGCCACTGTACAAACTGCTATAGAGTCATCTGAGCAGGTACTTTATCCTTACCTGTAGAGTGAATAAAGAGTTAATTGTGAAGTTTTTGAAAGTGTGCGTGAAGAGAGATGTGTACAGTATCAATCACAATGAAGGCTATCCCTTGTCGGGGTATATAGCCTGCTCACGCATCAGAACCACTGTAAAGGCTTTAATCGACGTCCTCAGAGGTCTTGTAAGCCATTCTAAGCAGATACTGTACATAGACGGGCAAGATTGCTGATGAGAGTGCTGTAAAGCGTCTGAAGGGTATCTGATGAGGATTCTTGAAAGGGGCGGGGAGGTGTTCGGTAAAGATTCTGGTCACATCTGAGGCTATCCCTTGTCGGGGTATATAGCCTGCTCACGCATCAGGGGTACTGTGAAGAATTCTGATCAGCTATTTTAACAATGTCTCTTTAGTGCAATCAGCTAAGCGACTTAGCGCAGATGCATTGTTGATGTGATTCATGTAGACAGAACGTCTTAGCGGGATTGTATAGATTGGTTTTTATGCGTAAGCAATAGCGTATCCCCGGTAAGGGAAGCTACCATATAAACATAACTGTTAACATATATGTTAAGAGATCTTTTAAGATAAGAGATAGACAAGATTAAGAAACCCACTTCGTACATAATGACACATTGTCAATACTTTGCATAGTGAAATTTCTTCATGTTGAGTTAGCATCATGATAGACATATGTTTAAATATCTGTACAGATTAGCCTGTATATGATCTTACAAGTCTCCCTATATACAACTCCACTTTTCTGTTCATTATTTGTACAGACCATATCAAGCAGCTTCCTGACCATTGGCCTCTTTTTTCATTCTGAATACAGTCGCTCGTGAGACACCTGTCTGAGACACGATATGAGCCACTGTACAGCCCTCTGACAGCATCTGAGAAGCCTTAGCCTTGTCACCAGTAGTCTTACGACCTAACTCTACTCCCTGAGCCTTAGCGCGTTGCATACCGATGCTGATACGACGACCCATAACACCTGATTCACGTTGGTTCAGACCCGCAAATATAGTCAGACGAAACATATCATCAGGATCACTCAGATCAAACTCACCATCAGCCAGTGACACTACCTTTACGCCCATCTTACCAAGCTGTTGATACAGATTCAGGGTAGTAATCGTATCACGTGAAATACGGCTAATCTCCATGACATAAATGGTGTCACCTGGCATCAGAACACTGAACATAGAACGAAAACCATCACGCTCAAGAGGGTTCGATTTACCGCGTACACCTTCATCAGTCCAGGTCATATCAACTTTATGCTTTGAGTTGACCAGATGAAGCTGTGTTGAGATGTCCTGACCTTTGTCATCTGTAGAGATACGTGCATAGAGGTGCTTCATAGATCTTTCCTTCATAGTCTCAATGGTTGATGTGGTTACTCTACACACTGCTCTTTCCCGGTGCAAGATCTAAGTATCAAATGACATCATTTGAGACTAACTATTTACAGACACTCTAAAATTAATTTCTTTGACAGTGTGGTTTAGATGTGTTAGCCAGCTATGGTGATGCTGCTTACGTAAACTTCACAGATAATCAAGACATCCCTGCACATAAAACTGTACACAGCACACTGTGCACATTATGGGGAGCTATCTGATAATTCTGTCAGCAGATTCAATGAGATAGATAAGCAGGGAGATAATAAGAAGATGAAAAGCGGCCTTAAAAGTCTTTATTTATCAATAATTTAGGATTTTGCCGCTAAGTCTGAACCGGGGTGGCCCACGACCAAGCACCTATACATAGTTTCCCAGAATCCTGAACACAACCGGAACAGATATTTTACCAGAGACCTCAGCATACGCCTGAACAAATGAGTACTGCCTTCTGTAAAAAAAATGAAAATTAGATATGTGACAGGGACAACTTATAAACATAGTCTAAAAGCTTCTGTAAGCGATTCTAAGCGGTTTTCTGTTTAAAGCTAAGCCTTCGTATTCCTGCGCACCTTAAACGTCTTAGAGTTTATTGCAGAAAGTATCATGAAGTCTGTGCTGATATTACTGTAAAGTTTAGCTGGACAAAATCTATATTATAGTGTACAGTTAATAAAGATACAGATCCCTCCATCTCTCTTCTTATACCGCAAAGGACGCTCTCAGATAGTGTCCCCTTTACTTTCAAGGCAAATTCAATGTCTCAATCCCAATCTGACCTGAATTTTCAGGCAAAGTATGGTCATGCGCCTGTCCCTGTCAAAGCACAGGCAAAAACACAACGTCAAGAACTCGAAGAACTACGCGCTTTCAGAGCTGCTAACGAGAAGAAGATTTCTCAGGCTAACGCGTCACATATTGAAGCCACTGGTCGACCTCTGCCCGTGAAAGTTCAGGTTCAGAAGGTTGATGCTAAGGCTAATAAACGCGCTAAGGCTCTTGCTGCTGCTAAGGCTACTCATGACGCTGTGAATATGGCACGTGCTGATGCTGGTCTACCTCGTCTGGACTTTGACCAGGCTTATTTTGATTTCCAGTACAGCCGCTTACATGGTGATGATGTTCTTCGCGTAAAAGCATCAGATCCATATGCTGTAAAGGCGGCTATGGCTAAAATCGCTGGTCAGAAACTGTCTGTAAGTAGCTATAAATCTCCTGCACAGCTTGCAGCAGAGACACGCAACATGACTAAAGATGAACAGCAGGCTGCTATGAACGCTGCGGTCATCAATGAACTTCGTAAACTACAAGGGTGACTGAATGGCTGAAATCAAGAAGCCAACACTGCTGACAGTAGATGAAGCTGTTACTCAGAAAGCAAAAGCCATCAGGGAAGGGCGTTTTCAGGACGCAATGATTCTCGGTGACTTAGTAAATCTACTGGCACAGGCTGAAGTCTACCAGACCAATGAGAAGATCATCCTCTCTAACCCCCGCAGTATGTCCCGAACCGATAACTATTGTCGTGTATGGCAACTTGTAGAAGATCTTAGCTTTCAGGCTGTGCCTGAAACTCTACGTGGACAAATCCAACAGCTTGAAAGCGAGCTATTTAAATAAGGAACGTCTGATGGACGAATCTACAACCCTTCTACAAATTTTCCTGATTGCTGCTGCTATGTTCGGTTTGTACGTGGCTTACAAAGGTCTTGAATAATGGTGAAACGCACAATCCATCCAGCAAGGCAGATGCTGATACGTTCAGTCAGGTCACTGCATGGTAAATCAGTTAGTGTTGGATTCTTTGCCGATCAGGGTAATCACTCAGGTTCGAATCTGACCTATACCAGCTTGATGTATATCCAGGAAGTGCACGGTGTGAGATCAAAAGCTGGTCTTGTGCATCGTCGTTTATTCGAGCTGACAGCAATGCGACACCGCAACGAGATTGTGAGCAATGTGAAAAATTCAATCAGTCGAAACTTTCCGAATAGCCCTAATCAGATCCTGAAAGACTTTGGTCAGGACGTGCAAGAGAAATTACGTGAAGGGTTCGGTGACACATCGTTGTTGCCACACAATGCACCCTCTACGATTGCAGGTAAGGGTTCAAATTCCCCCCTTATTGACACCGGCGAAATGAAGTCTAAAGTCACCTACAGGATCAGCAAGAAAAGTAAGAGTTAGTGTCTTTGTTTTGTATAAACTTAACAGTTAAAACAGGTTGACAATGTCTGCTTTATACTGTACTGTAGTAAGTAAGGCTTCTTAGTGATGCTTTTGCCATTGCATCAAAGTTACCTCTGGGTTAGTGGTTTACAGAGTTTATACAGTCTCTGTGCATCACTAAGAAGCCTCCCCCAAAAGTTCCTTCAGAGAAAGCTGGTCACTTTCAGTTTCCTCGTTAGGGACTGACACTATTTTGAGAGGTAGTGTCTTTCTCTGAAGCATCTTCAAACATTCTTGAGAAGTAACCCTTTCATCGCAGTCTCAAACTAATGATGAAGAGCAAATCCTGATTCTCAGGTTTCAGGTGGGGAGTCGGGTTGTATTAAGCAGCCTGCTTCTCAAGAATGTTTTCTCCAATCAAAAAGACATCGCCTTTACAGGGCATGTCTGTTTTTTTATCTCTGGAACATCCAAATGAACGAGCCTCTAAGCATCAATATGACGGACTTCCCGTCAGATGTGATTCAGAAGTGCGTCCAGCATCCTGAAATGCTTCTTACAACCCTCTATGAATTCGAATTGGCAAGAATCGGTAAGCGTGACCTTGCCAGACAGAACGCTGTAAATCTTCTCGAAGAAGCACGTAAGCAAATCTTCCAGATCACCGGACAGACCGTCCTCTAATCATCACACTATGAGACTGTGACAATGACAAACCGTTTAATTGATCAAGAGATCAACCTTCCTGCTGAATTCAAGCTACCTCATCCCGCTGACCTTGCTGACTCACCATTCGAGCAACAGACAGCTTTAGAACAACGTGCTGTACGCATCCTGCGTGACCTGTCTACAAAGGCTTCAAATGCTCGTGAACGTCTGGAAGTTGGTAAATCTGAGGCTGGTTATGTATCCATGCAGAGAGTTGATCAGATGATTGCTGCTGGTCAGGTTCCTGTATTACCTGGTGTACTGAAGGACACTGTGCAGTCAGCTACTGTGCTTGCTGAGAAGACAGCACTCTATGCTGAACAAGGTTTACAACTGGTTAAAATTCACGTACAGCCAACAAGTGCTGTTACTTCGTTAACTTCCCTGGTCTACATCGATCCCAACGTAACCACGCTGGATGAAGTGAAGGCTCAGATGCTTGCTCAGGCACAGGCTGGTCTTGAGGCTACTGTACGAGCTAAGCAAGCTGCTTATGATGACTGCAAATCTCTGATCGAGCGTTTCCATAAGCATTATGTGCAGCGTCAGAAGCAGATCACTTCAGTAGCTGACCTCTTCAAAGCAGCAAAAGGGATCTGAGGTGATAGATAATGAAAGACATCTTCAAAGATCCCGCTTTCCGTGATGAGTGGAAACGTATGCAGGAAGAAGATCCTGACATCACCCTTCAGGACTTCATTCTGATTATTAATGGTCAGCAGCCTGAAGACAGGTTACTTACAGAATCACGCGAAGAAGCCAGACAACGACGTAAAGCAGAACGCAGAGCGGCAAGGTCAGACCTCGAAAACAGCAATGATCCGCTTACCCTTCAGGTTATGGCTCGTCGTAAAGCTAATCCTCTCCCTAAAAAGCGTGAAGGTACGTTCATCAGCTACAAGCTCGCTGACCTCGACAACTCATACAAGAACGCTGATAACCGCGTTATACGCGATTCTCTTACGAACATTTCTCTATGTTAATAAAAACTTCTGACAGGGCGTCTTTGCTGATGTTCTGTCCAGCTAAAAGGCTCATATCAATGGTTCACGAAAACCTTAAAAAACATCAATTTAAACCTGGTCAGTCTGGAAATGTTAAAGGCCGTCCTAAAGGTTCCAGTTCAAAATTCAAGGGTACTCTATCGCAGCTTCGCCAGCTTGATGACCTCGATCTGACCCGTCAGTTTCTCCGTGCAGTAGTAACCAGTGATATCAAGATCCTTGAGAAACTCGGGATCACAGATGCACCAACCGTTACCGCTAAGATCACAGCAGCAAAAGAACTCAACAAAGTTAATGCTGAGATTAGTGAAAAGGACGCAGAGGCTAAGACACAGCAAGCAGAAGCCCTGGTAAAGAATGTTGCCCCTGTTAGCCCACAATTCTCAAGAGTCGCTTCAATCAACGCAGGTACAAAGTAATGTTTAACAACTCAGTTTCAAAAGAATTTAAAGACAAATCAGGCGATACTGTGACCCTTAAAATTCAGCTTGTCCCAGGTAAAAAAGGAATCGCCCTTGCTTCTAAGTTGATGGTTGTTGCAGGTGGTCTTTTCCAATCTGATCAGCAGTTTTCTCTGGCATCTGCTCTCATGGCTGTTAGTGACAAGATTGACTTCTTTGAAGTTGCCTCTGTTATATTTGAAGGTGCAGTTGTCCAGTCTGCTCGGTCGAACTATGAAGATTTCCCTCTGAATGCTGATAAGTTCTTTGCTGGTAACTACGGAATGTTCGTTGACATGCTGGCGTTTGCACTGGAGGCAAACTTCGGAAGTTTTTTCGAATCTCAGATGTTGGGTATGAAGACCCCAGCTTAAAGCTGAATTGGGGCAAGAACGCTACAGACCCTGAAGTGTTCAAACCTGCGCTTCAGTCGTTCGACAAGATGAAGGACAGGATCGACCAAGTAGACATTTTCATTCTGAACATCTACAGCAATAAAGATTGTCGCGAATCGCTCCCAGCGCTCTATGATATGACCTTCCCTGACCTCGTCAAACTATTTAACTACCTGAATTTCAAAGCATCTCTTATCACTCTTCAGAAGCACGCTGAACACCTCAAACTTGAGCAAATTCAGAACTCAAAATAGTCCCCGCTCGAAGCAATTACCCTACAAGGATCATCACAATGGCTGGTGATAAACAAGTTATTGAGTCGTTCAGCATTGATTTACTACTGAACTCTCCCAAATTTTTACAACAGCTTCAGAGCGTGGAAAAGCGTGTCAATGAAGCTGCTCAGCGTATGGAAAAGCGTCTTGCTGGGGCGTTTAATCTGCGCAACAAAGGCGCTGCCTTCGTACAGAAAGACCTGAATAGAATTGTCAAAGCTACAGAGACCGCTGCAAAGCAGATGAACCGTAGTCTTACCCAAGCGTTTAACGTGCGTGGTAACAACGGTAACTTCCGCCAGTGGGTGCAGAATGCTGAACGCTCTGCTGAACGTGTAACCACAGCAATTGACCGTGCTAATCGTCGTATGGGTGCTAATGGTGGTGCTCGCATCGGTGGCGCTGGTGGTGGTAACTCTGCACCTCGCCTGACATCTGAAGAACGTTTAAACCGTCAGTATAGTAACCGTATCGCTCGTATGGCTGATAACGTACATGCTCAATTCTACGGCTCCACTATGGAACGTCTACAGCGTGGAGGGCATACAGAACAGGTTAATCAGTTCCGTTCACAGATCCGTGACGCTTATCTTCGTAACCGTTCTTCTGGTGACACTACAGCATTCAGACGCGAGGTGAGGGAAGCTACTCAAGCACAACGCATGTTCCTGAACAGTCAACGTTCATCAGCTTCTTCAACAGTTCGTCTGACTGGAGAGACAGAAGGTCTTATCGGCAAGTTCTCTACACTGGCTGTAGGTATTCTTTCTGTACAAGCTGCTCTTGAGTATTTCAAACAGTCTCTTGTCGAAGGGAACGAGCGTACTCAAGCTGGGATCATGCTCGGTGCTGCTTACCAAGGTAACGCACCTGCTATCACTCAACAGGTTAACGAGTACGCACAGAAATTCGGTGTCAACAAGACACAGGCTCAGCAGCAAGCAGCCATTTTACGTCAGACACTGCCAACCAGTTTATTCAAAGATGAAGACATCCCGCGCCTTATGCAGACGGAGTCAATCTTTGGGCATCAGACAGGGGCAAACAATGAAGCAATTGCTCGACTAAACTATGTTTTGCCTCAGATCGCGAGTTCGTCAAGCCTTATGGGACAGGACTGGCTCCAAGTCTCCAACTCGGTTCCTGCCATCGTCCGTCCATTATTAGAACTCACCAAGACAAAAAACGTTGGCGAACTGAAGAAATACGCTAAGTCTATATCTGGTGCTGAATTTGCCAAACTGATGATTCAGGCAATGGAAACGCTCGCCAATGACGCTAAGGTCACAGCAGCAGCGATGAACTCCATGCAAGCGAACATCGGGCGCTATCAGACAGCGGTGCAGGATGGTCAGGTTAAATTTTTTGATGGCTATTCTGACGGCTTCAAAGCACTCCTACAGTCCCTGACAGGCTTCTTCAATGACAGTAACAGCAGCCTTGAAACGCTTGGTCGTGGTGCAGGATATATCTTCGAAAACATCGCTACGATGGTAGATAACATCGGTGTGATTGCTATCCGTGGAACTGGTTACTTCAACGAGCTTAAGCAATCCGCTGACAACCTTTTCAATAGTCTTCCTAAAGGTGTTCAGGAAGTATTGGGTAATATGGGGAACGTAGCGACTCAGGCAACTACAGCATATGTAGCTTATAAAACGTTGGGTTTAGTTGGTGGGAAATTCCTGAGCCTGTTCTCAGGGACAGCCGCTACAGTTGCTTCTACTGAGGCTGCTACGGTAGCGGCTACAGGTGCTTTAGGTCGTCTTGGAGCATTTTTCACAGGCTCTCTGTTACCGTTCCTCGCAATGATCGAACTGGCTGCTAATGCTGACAATCTAATCGGTTCTGCTAACACCCTGCGTAAAAAGATGGGCTTCGACGATACCAAAGGCTTCAGTGAAAGAGCAGAATCACCTGATGCTACCTGGTATGAGAAACTACTTGGCTACAATCCATCTCAGATGTGGGGATGGTTTAAGTCGGGTATTGCTGATGCTCCAATTATGAATGGCAACTGGACAGGTGCAACATCTCCATCAGGTATCACACCAACAGTACCTTTCATGCCTTCAACACTTCCAAGTTTCTCCCCGAATAAGATTGATGGAAACATCAAGCTGACCATTCAGGACAGTAACGGGAAGGTCATGTCACAAGGCGTACTCAATCAGGGTAACGGGTTCAGTCTGTCCCTTGATGCTGGTTCGATGAATAACCCCTGGCAGAATGACACAGCTAACTATTCGTTTGATATTCCTCAACAATACTAATAAGGGCTTGTAAATGGCTACTCTATCGGGCTACCAGGTGCAGCCCTTAAACTTTTCGAATAAAGACGGGATTCTTTTCAGCCCAATGGATGACATGTCACTCTTTCTGAATATGACATCTACAACTGAGATGAACTACAACACAGATGTCACTGTGACAACTTCACCAGTTATGTCCGGCGCTAACGTTGCGGATAACTTCAGCCGTCAACCTAAACGAATTGATATCTCTGGTGTTGTAGTCGCTCAATACGGAGGTGCTTTCTTCATTACGCAAGAAACAGGCTCTGTTGAAGATTTCGTCACAACGGTTGAACTCTGGAGAGATCAAAAACGCCTCGTGCACGTGATGTGTCAGGACGGAATCTCACTGGAAAACTGTGTTATTGCAAACTTCTCAGCCAAAAAAGATAAGTCGATTTCTAACGGACTGAACTTGCAGATGAGCTTTGTGCAAATTGACATTGTAAAAGAAGCGACAAAGACCACTGTCAACGGTGTTCCTGCTGAGAACGTAAACGGGAGTAAGGCAGGTGCTAAGACGAAAACAAAAGCTGTTGAAGGTCTGAAGAGTGCAGGTAAAGCCTCCACGACAGAGACGCAGTCAACTTTAAACTGTAAGGCGCTGCTTGGGCAATCTGCTGACTGGCTCGATAAACACCAGAACGCATTATCAGCAAGAAATTCCTGTCAGCAGTCTGCTCAAAAGGGCGCTGCTCATGGTCAGTACATTTACACGTTCAGTCCATCAGAAGACGTCATGTCAGATGTACGTAACAACCTTAACTCACAGGGCGTTAATCAAAACATGAAGGAAGGGGCACATTAATGAGCTATGAAATCAACGTGCCTTCCTCTGCATGGAGCACACAAACTGTGACGCTTGACGGTTCACTTTTCCGTATCGAACTGAAGTACAAAGAGCGAACAGAACGCTGGTACATGACCCTGAAAGATAACACTGGTGTAGACATCCTGACCGAAAAGAAACTTGTAGATGGTCAGGTCATCACAGGTCTTTGGGATATTCCTGGCGTACAAGGTGCTATTACTGTCCAGCGTAACTACGGTACAGATGTCTATCCAACGTATGACACGCTTGGTGTAGGTAAGCAGTTCTCTCTGGTCTATCTGACAGAAAATGAGTACACGCTCTTACTACAGACTGAAGATAACTTTAACTATGTTGCGCGAGGTAACAGATAATGGCACAGGGCGTACCTATTCGTGTTTATCAGGTCACAATTGGGACTGAAAGCGCAACGTTCAGCAATACTCCCGGACAACACAACTCATCTCAGATGGATGCTGTGATCTTCGATAATATCAGGATGGAAGGGCGAGTATCCGTTGATAACAGTCCAACCACTACCAGTAGTGATGATGTGGAGTTTCGCTTCTACAACTTGAACAAGACAACTCGTCAGGCTTTGATGCAGGAAAATGCAACGCTCATGTTGAAAGCTGGTTACGATACGTCATGGCAACGTGACTCAGAAGGTAACATTATCACTGAGTATGACAGCCTACCGATCATTTTCATCGGCGGTATTGTGCACGCTTACACACGTAAAGATCCCGGCTCAAATGATGTGGTGACAGTGGTCAACTGTAGTTCTGACCAGAAGATCCGCAACATGACTAAAGTGTCAGTCGCATACAAACCAGGTACTACCAAAGCAGCGGTTGTGAAAGATCTCGTTAAACGTCTTGGTTTCCCTGTCAGCCGTATGGAACTGGATAGCCTCGGTGATACAGCCTATTCATCCGGTAAATCTGTGTTTGGTCAGCTTGACCATGCTCTGACCCGTATCTGTAAGGAATGTGGTCTTCAGTACAGCATTCACAACGGTACGATCAGTATTCTTCGTTCTAATGACCAACCCGCTAAGGGAAGTGATACCAGTGTTGACGCCTGGCTATACACGCCAGCGCAGATCATGGAACTTGACGCTTACTTTGAGCAGAAATCTGTAAAGCTGATTGCTAAGAAAACCAGTTCAAATCGTGGAAAAGCAAAGGTTAAAGAAACACCTGAAGACGAGTCAGTGACTACCAAGAATGGTATTCGTACAAAGACCCGCCACGGAATCATGATGAAGTCTCAGCTTAACGGTAATGTGAAGATGCATGACTTCGTTAAGCTGGATGGACTAAACGCCGTTATGCCTGATGGCTCTGACGGGGATTTGAAAGATGGTGTCTACCGTGCAATCAGAATCGATCATTCGATCAACTGGCCTGATGGTGAGTGGTCAACGGGTTTGAAACTGGTAGAAGTGCAGTAGATAGTGACAGTTGCAGGGTAAAAAAAAGAGCTTTCCATAAGCTTTTTCAATAGATTTACGCTCGACAATCAACTTAAAAAGGTAAAGAATAGCTTATCAATAACAACAAGGAAGTATGATGAAAGTTAGAAAAACCAAAGCTAAAACAAGCGACCACTTCAGTCGTAAGATCTGGACTTGTGTCAAAGTTTTATTGATGCAAGCCATTCCTCTTACTATTGGGGTTTGGGTTGCCCACCAGGTTCTTAATAAGAAATTATTTGCTGATACAGAAGTCCCTAAGTGGTTGGAAATTATAATAAATTTACTTTATAGTTTCAATTTTACCCCATACTTTGCATTGATCTTGATATTGTTGCCTTTATTCTTTCTTAAAAAGAAGGCATGGGTTAAATCTCTTAAGTATAATCACGTAATCGTAAATACTTTTTATACGCTTTTTGGTGTATTTTTCATCAATAAGATATATTCATTCATGATTTTAGTTTATATTTTCCACTATTTACCTCAGCAGGTACCTTTCATTGAAAAACCAAACATAAGCTTTATCATGATTCCTGCCTGTGCAATATTTGCTTGTTTAATAACATATTTTTACGGCAAGCTAATGAACGCTCTCAAGCGTTAGCCTACATTTCAAATGACCCCGAACAGTGAAAGCTGTTCGGGTTTTTTGTGTTCAGAGTTTCTCGTCGCACTTAGCCAGAAACAGCAGGGTGGACGCAGTAAGATGAAGCGCATAGCTCGCCAAATGATCAGGTACTGTAGTTACTTCGTGACCCTGACCATGACCACCTTCTTTGTTCCGTATGGTAGGAATACCACTCTCCAGAAGGCTTCTTAAAGATGAAAACTCATTCTGCATGTACTCAGGGATCAACCCGTTCGTAAGGCAACCGTTGATCAGTTTCTTCGCTGTATCGTTCTGATTAAGGTGCCAGCCTCGCTTAACGTGGATCGCCTTCATCAGACTTTCGAAGGACTTAAGACAGTCGTTAAGGCACTCTTTATAGTGCTGATGTCTAAAGTGTTCATGGGCTGAAAGGAACTCATCGTTAGCTCCCTCATAGCTGGGATTATTTCCTAAAATTTGAAGCGTTGGTTTAACAGCTTCAGAGTGAACAAATTGTGAGTCAACTCTTATGATCTCTCCACTCTCAAACTGATAACCTACGCCAGCCTCTTTAAATCTGAAATTAAGTTCAGAAATAGCATCATCAATATTGTTAAGACTACATTTATAGCGTTGCGGGTTTGTTCGGACTGTAGAATTTATGTGTCTAAAGGCAAGTTCAATAGCATCAAGACATCGTTCATATTCAGGTTCATTTCTGATGAAATGACTAATTGCGCGACCGTCATAAGTAGTTGAAGGATAAAGAGAAAAAACGCCATATTCCCGGCAGAGGGCATTGTGAATGCTTTCGTACAAATACCCTGGGGAATTATAGGTACTTTCGGGAGACCCAATAATTTCTTGTATAAGTTGTATAGCCTGTACTCTAAGCGCCGGAGGAATGTTAGTATATTGGTATACATCATCCGCGACATCGCCCCTCAAGCGCTGCTGTCTTTTAGAATATAAGTCATTGATTGCCATGAAAATCTCCATTTTTTATTGCATTGACTAACTTGATCCCTGTCCTAATGACCTTGAATCAGAGATATGAACAGATTAATTGATCTAAATATTTTTCAAAATGCTAAAAATCACTGTCATCATTCCTCACCCATAGTGGAGCATCTGCCATCATTATGTGATTCGGGATGTGGTGGTTACCTTTACCAAATCTGATTTCTGAGTACCCCATAACAGGCAGCAGCTCCAGATCTCTGGCACCATCAATCACTCTGTCCAGTGGATAATCATGGAACACAAGACCATTATGGAAATCAATCCTGCACACCTTCCTTGCGGTATCGACTGAGATACTACGGATCATGCGCTTGATGATGATTTGCGCTTCTATCCTGTCTTTTTTAACTGTCAAATCAAGATGATTTATCGTATCCAGTTTGCTTGACTGGTCACGCTGGTGGGCCTCTGCAACAGCCTTTTCAGCTTCCTTAATCTGTTTGTTCAGTCCACGTAACTCACCAGCAATAGACTCAGTGTCATCTGTCAGCATAGCCAGCTTAACAAGCCTCTCCCGCTGCTTCTGTAGCGTTTCTAATGAAGACTGAAGGCTACCTATTACCTTCCCGTTATCGCTGCTCAGATTGAGCCTGTGTGCGTTATACAGCAACCCCTGAACCAGTGCTTTATCAGTCTGTAACCGGGATATACCCTTTGCATCGCATCGACCTTCGTATTTCATTGAACAGCGATAGTTGCCTGAACGTTTATCAGTTACACCGCTCGTGATGATCACGAACCCACATTTAGCGCAGCGCATAACGCCCTTAAACAGATTCGTCAGCAATGGCTTATCAGATGATGGTCTACGGCCTGAACCTTCTTTAAGTTGCTGTACAGCGAAGAATTGCTCTGGCGTAACGACAGCGGGGTAGTAGTCGGGGATCTCCTGAACACCTTTGACAACCATCGACTTAGAAGGAACTTTATAGCCAATCACCGCACGATTGCTCAGAAGTTCGGTTACTGATGATTGCGACCACACACCAGCCTTTGATCTGAACTGATTAAGTGTGACAAATCCTTCTTCGTTCATCTGTCTGGCTATCTTCATATGGGACAGACCATCAAGACGTAGCTGGAAGACCCGCTGAACAGCTTTCACGTTTTCGGGTATCTGTTCGAACTCTGTACCATCTTCAGAAACCCTGAGCCACGCTACACAGCGACGAGACATTATCTTGCCCGTTGATTCTGCTTCTCTACGTTTATTAGCCCACGCTGATTGAAGTCTCTTCGACTTGGTCAGTGATTCCTCATGAGCACGTTCCATGACCAGCATTGCCTTGATCATCGACAGGCTGTCTCTCAGGGACTCTTCCTTGTACCAGCTACCGTCCACCAGCGTGACTACTTCAACACCTGCTCTGAGTATCTTCCTGAGTTGTTCGCCAGCCTTATCTATGTCCTGCCTTGAAACCCTGTCCAGACTCTCCACGAGTAGGACTGATCCCGGTTCGATGAAACCAGACTCAACAGCAGCCAGAAACTCACCAAACGCCCCAGATTTAGCATTAGCGCCAGAGTAACCACTGATACCCAGATCCTGAAAACGCATGTGTTCATCCAGAACATAACCGGGATTATGCTCAAGCCATGTGTTTATGAGTCTGCTCTGGCGTTTGGTGCTGTCACCCTGTATCTGTGACTTTGTTGAAAAGCGTATGTAACTGATAGCTTTTGGCATGGGGAAACCCTGAATAGTCTGCTAATCCAGAGTGTATCATAAGGCAGGTTATATCAGCATCACGCGATTGATGCCGCGCGCCAGCAGGCCGCGATTCAGCGCCCGTTCGGCATCCCCTTTAGTGAAGAAAGCGGGATGGCGGACTTCGACGCCATAGTGAAAACGGCGCGGCAGGCTGTCGAGAAAGCGCCACAGGTCGTCGAGCTGCGTCGGAGAGAAGCTGGCA